GAATACCAGTCTGGGCGAAGGCAGCAAAGCCGGCCATCTAAGTTATCTGGGCGACACTGAAGTGGGCCGCGATGTGAATATTGGTGCAGGCACCATCACCTGTAATTACGACGGTGCCAACAAACACAAAACCATCATCAAAGATGGCGCGTTTATTGGCTCAGATACCCAGCTGGTAGCGCCTGTAACTGTTGGTAAAAATGCGACCATAGGTGCAGGTTCGACCATCACTAATGATACCGATGATGACAGTTTGACTTTGAGTCGGGCGGTACAGAGAACGGTTAAGGGGTGGCAGCGGCCAACGAAGAAAAAAACATAAAAGCTTTCACCACAGGCATATAAGCCGTCATACCGGCGTAGGCCGGAGTAGTGGTGCATGGATGCACCGTTTACGAAACAAAGGAAGGAATCCAGTCGAGTCTGAGCCTGTTACTTATGGGAAAAAATTCTGTCATTCCGGCATGTTTTTGGCCGGAGTAGTGGTGCATGGATGCACCGTATACGGACCAAAGGAAGGAGTCCATGTTTGGGCTTTCGCTGAAATATCGAACTTCGTAATAATTTTTGACATGGCGGGTAGTGGGTAGTCGCACCCACGGGCGAGGCACTTTTTGTCTACAGCAACAAAAAGTACCCAAAAAATGCCGCCCATAACAACCTGCTGTGGGGGGACGTTAGGAATGAGAATAGGTAAAAGAAGGATGAATAAAAAATTCGCTAAATAAATTAGTCACTTAGGCGAATAAATGGATTTGAGCGATTAACACATAGAATGCAACATAATTATCAAAAAACGTTTTTTACCGGTAATTTTTAGATCTAATACTGGTAAAAAACTACTCTTAAATTGCTATCAAACTACCTTTAAAGTGATATTAAAAGACCGCGAACATGTGCTCGCGGTCTTTTTTTGGGGTCATTTATGGGGCCACCGGCATCCTGAGGCGCTGCCGATGGCGGTGGTTCGGCCGTATTCTTGGGGGATTGATCGCCAGGCTTGATGGTTGCTGGCTATCGCAGGGGCGATCCGATGCTCAGGGATCGGGACTGGATCCGCTTTGATGAGTGCCTGGGTTTCGTATTCCCGAGCACTGTATCTAATCTCAAAAAACGCCGCTATTTCTGGCTGGGCGGTTACTACTATACAGGCCGTGCCCTGTGTGCATAACAGAACAGTGAGCGCGGCTGTGTGCATTAGTGACATCTCAGGCCACCGGGTAGAAGGCTATATTTCACCGTCAATGACCTTGTAGTTCTTTGTGTCACGTAATTTTTTGAGGCTCACTACGCCGCCGGATTTCACTGTGTTTAATGCCACGTCTTTCTGACCAAACGCGATTTCTACCAATAACCTGGTCTGGGCGGTTGGGTCAGTGTTTAAGACATACGCGAGCAGCTGCTGCTTCTTATCCCATAGAATGGCTTGCGGGGTGCCGATGTGTGCGGGTAACTGGCTCACATCGGCTGAATCCAGCGCTACATTGAGATGCTTCAAATCAGCATCGGAGATCGTAATTGTCGAGTTTGTAGTGATCTTTTTCGTAGCGGCAAACGTTGCTGCTTTGTCGTTTAGATATCCGACTGTCCGGATTTCACCCACTGCGCTCTCGCGTTTTAATGCAGCATCTGCCCATGACTTGAACGGCTTTGCCAGCAGCTTCGAGTATTCTGATGTGTCACCCAAGACTGAGCTTCGAACCGCTTCAGGTAGGGCCATGGCTTTTTTACCAAACGCCACTTCCGGTCCGAGCCATGCTTTGCCGACGTTATAGTCCCAGCCGGTGTCGATGCCTTTGGGCACGTCTCCGTACACCTCGCCGGTTCGAATGTTTATACGCTCAGTTGTCTCAATTGCAGGGGCCTGGCTCAGGTCTAATTTATCCCTGCGCATCTGCCTCGCTGATAATGAACGAACATTGCAGCGGCATCCGTAGCCATTGGGGGTCATATATATATCCCAAAATGGGTCGTCGATATGCAGTACCAGGCCGTTCCACTCCCGGTGCTCCGGTCGAACGCGAATGTCACCAGCAGTCAGGTACTGAAGAAACGGTCGCGTGGCTTTTGTGTTCTGAAACTGTTGCCAGCGCCCGGCCATGTGTGCGGTGCGTAAATTGTTATCGAATATAACTCGCGTACGCCAGCCGCGTTCGCCGTTATAAGACCACCCGTGCTTCTGAACAGTCGCGTCAAACTGCTTGCGAAATTCCGTAATGGTGGTGCCGTTTGCGATAGCCTGGTCAACTGATGACCGCAAATCTGTCAGCAGATCCATCTTAGTCGCACCGGCCACGGTGAACGCCTTCGCATGAGTCGCACCCATCATCTCATCGAAATGCTCCGTCGGTATGCTGACCTTGCTGCGGAAATGGTCAATCGCTTCCTGGAAAGGAACGCCGCCGATGTCAGGTGTTGGCATGAACCCTCCGGCTGTAATAAATAGCCAATGCCACCCATGCAGCATTAACAGTAACAATTGCAGCAGCGCCAAAGAAACTGAACCATTGATCGAGCGCGGGGTAATAGAACAGGTTCCATATTCCCCAGCCGGTATAAAAAATCGTCGGCAGAATATGCACACCGCGCAGCACTTTATCGCGGATCAGCACCCGCACATTAATCATCAGCACCAGCGCGCCAACGCATTCAAACAGGCCGTTTATGAGATCAGGTGTTAGCATTGTTTTTCTTTAATTGACCTAAGGCACCGATTAAATAAGCCTTCGCTTCCCCTATGGTTGAAACGCACATGAATACCTGGTATTCATGAAATCCATCAGTGTCATCCATTTTCAAAAAGAGTTCTGTGTAAGTGTGTTGCTTGGGTGGCCCGAATCACGGTTTAGTAACGTGACAGACAATTGTTCTAACAGACCACTTTTTTCCAGTCAGCTCGCACATCTCATCAATTAGTTCGGCAAGATCTTTGTCACTATGAGCAGCAGGTTCACCACTTAAAAATGTTGTAACCGGCATCTTAAACACCTCCCGCTGGCGGCGGCATCATGAACACCGTCAGTATTAAAAACAAAGCGAACCAGATCACGCTCACGATGCGCTATCCATCCCATCCAACAATCCCGACATCATCGCCAGCGTTGTCATTTCATTCAGCTTGTCTGTTGACAAATCAGGGTAGGCCACGTTTAGCCGTTCCTGAAAATCCAGCAGCGTGTCGCTTTCATCGAGCAGGGCTTTGATTGAGTCAGCCATGTCCGCTATCAGTTCATCGGCTTGCGTCGCGGCCTGATCGGTGAGTGCCGTTATGTTGTCTTTGCGGCCGCTGGCATAATCGTGCTGGTTGTTGCAGTGCGGACACGCGCCCTGGTTAAAGTTTGAAGCCGGTGGTTGTGCCTGTGTACCGCTGCGTGGCAATACAGCTTCGCCGGGTTCGGCTATGGGAATTTGCAACCGCGCATGTGCGAAGGAGACAGGGATATCCACAAGATCGCGCGCGTCGGTCAATACTTCCACCCAGTCTTTCCGGGCTTCAGCCTCTTCATAAAATTCAAATGTCGGCGCGACAGCGCCCTTGAAGTTCAGCTCGGTGATCCACTGAAACAGCTGATTGATAGTGTCGCTAACAATGCCTCTATCTGATGTGTTTACCGACTCTTCCCGCTCGCGGTGCGTTTCACTGGCAGCGCGTGAACCTTGGCCCTGTATCTCTGTTGCCAGCGTCTGCGATGTCAGCGCCTTCGACATCTCCTTGTTGCAAACATCAATAAGCCGTTCCTGTGGCAACTGCCCCGAGCTCTTAGCACTCAGCAACTCAACCGACCCGCCGTCCGGTATCGCCGCAACGCCATCTTCAACCATTTCAGCCAGGCTATCAGCCAGCTCGTTCTGTCGTTCCAAAGGTGTGCCTTCAGGGTATTTACCGATTGCCCATGGCAGCCCGTATTTTTCGCAGAACTTAACGAAAAATTTAAAACCGTTATGCTTGAACGTGTATGGCCAGAAACAGGCGCTGAATATAGCGACGCCATACGGGTTCTCGAAAGACGGCATGTGCCGTGACAGCAGGAATTTATAATTCGGCAGCTCTTCACCTTCCACCATGTTGTTACGCGTAATCAATCGCAGCTCATTATCGGTGCTGAAAACAAAGCGCCGGTTGGGTTTGTCAATGACGCGCGCGGGCACTAAATAAGCACCTTCACGTTGCCAGATCACTTCATGCGCACGGTAGCCACGGAATGCAGCCTGCATGATGTTCCACATCACGTCTGCCCACTGCATATTGCCATCGGGCCGTCTGGACATAATCTTTTCGCACAACTCTGCGGCAGCGGCATCAGCGCTGGTCTGGCCACCGGCAGTAATTTTCCATTCATACGACAACAACCCGGCACGCACTGAGCGCATCTCACCGATCACATGCGAGTCGAGCATGATCGCGTCATACACTTCCTGCGAGCGGCCCATCTTGCGCAGCACTTCGTCGGGGTTAGGCAAAAACGAAAGCGCACTGTAAAAGTTCGGGTCTGTCGAGCGCGACGCGATCTCGTTTTTAAGATCATTCTGTGTCGCTTTTTTGATGTCTGAACCGTTCATATTAATAACCGCTTGTGTTCAGCCCGCGCCGTTTGCTGCGCGAACTGGTTTGAATTTTGGGAAGGCCACCTGCACGGCTGACTGAAATCATCCACAGAATATGTAGCGCGGTCAGGCCATCGTAATGGTGGTGCGATTGTTTCTCCGGCCAATCGTCCAGCTCCGCCAGCAGCGCCCGCAAACTTGAATGAAACAGAATGCGCGGATCCATGCCGTTGATCATCGGCTCCAGGGAGTCGATGCGAACTGTCGGGTCAACCGTAGCGGTCACACCGATCAGCGGCAGCGACACACCTTCTGCTGCGCCCTGGGTAATAAACGACGTGCGTGAATGCTCGTAAGCGTTGTTGTTTTCAAACCCGATTGCCTGGCAATTAAACTCTCTTTGAACGGCGATTAAATCACTGCCCAATTTACTGATCACCCGGCGCTTAATGTCCGCGTGAATCACCTGCAGCTTGTTCGTGTTCGGGTCATAGCCACCGACCACAATCGCCGAAGGATCGGCGGACTCGGTTTTACCCATCGAAGGGTCACACCCGCCGAAATAAATCCAGTGCTGCAATCGCTGCACCCAGAAATGGATATCGGTAAAAACTTTATCTTCATCGGCGCGGGCATCGCCCTGCATCTCAGTGCCGAATGTGCGGCGATTCTTGGCGCGCGCGTGCATCAATGAATACAGCGTGCGCACACCCGGCCACGAAGTCACCGCGCCCCGGTTCATGGCTTTTTTGTGCTTCAGATAAAAACGATAAGACGGGGTGTTTTCGAGCAGCAACTCACCCGCCGCTTTGTCCGCGTTGCGCATCAGTTCCTCACACTCGTCCCACAACTCCATTTTGTCCGGGTAGTTCTCAATGGCTTTGAAGTGATGCACGACATGGCCGATGGTGTTCTTGGCGCGGCTGATAATATCGTCCTTGTTTAAAATGGTACCGACACCCATCAGCTTCACCGAACCATCCGGCGGGCCCAGATAATCAATTGCCGCTTCGAGAAAGTTCCAGCGGTTATCACGCTCGGTCGGGCTCTTTGCTTCCTTATCTGTAATCATGTCATCCGGGAACAGCAGCTTCGGTCGTGACGCTCCGTGGAAAGTACCCCGAATTGCCTGCTCTGCGCCGAACGGCTCGATCTTGACGTTAGTGCGGGTGACGATCTCATTTACCTTCCACGACGTGCCACGGCCGCAGGCTTCGGGGAAATCCAGCTTTAACGCCGCGTTGCTTTCAAGCTCTGTCTTTACAACGGCCAGCAACTTAGTGGGCATCTTTGTTTCAGCGCCAAGCAGAATAATGTAGTCGTTAAAGTTCGGCTTATTTTTAAGCCCCACTTCATCGCGAATAGACTTCTGTTGCAGCATGCCGAGCACAGCTACAAAGCACGGCCCGATCTTGGTGAGCAGTGATGATTTACATTCGCCGCGCGGTGCAACCCACCATTCTTTACAGCCACCATCCAGCGGCAAGAGCTTTGCAAAACGCTCACAAAAGTGCGCCTGAAACAGTGACGACTCACCACGAATATGGTGCGGAAAATAGTTATAAGCAAAAAACCTGAAGTCGCCCTGCAGCACTTTCAGCCGCCGGGCTTTAATCGCCTCGGGCGTGGCATCCAGCCCGAGCGCGAAGGCGTCGATCTCATTACGCAAAGAAGTCTGGAGTTCATCCAGACTGTCTAGAAATTCCCGCTCTTCGCCTCGGCTCATGCGAGCACCCTGGCAATGTGTTGACCGAAGGGGTCCAGTATCGCTGTGAACCTGGGCAAGTCATCGGGGGAGTGCTTGCGGATGAATCCGGCCAGCTCCTGAAGAACTTCCATGGCGACGGAGAGCCGTGCGATTTGCGGGCTGCCGGCACCCGCTGCTTTCATGGTCTTGCTGTACGCGTCGCTTAGCCGAGACAGCGCCTCGGCCTTTTTAATCGGGTCCATATCCTGCGCGCTCTTTAAATCTTCGATGGTCGACTGGAACAACATCGCAAAGTCTTCAATCACCTGCGAGGTCAGCTCACCGATGCCACCCTCAGCCATACGAGTTGCCCCGCGCGCTTTGTCCCAATCGTCACCATCAGACTTGTCGCGTTTCTTCCAGCTGCGAGCAGTGACGTGTGGCACGTTATTTTTATCCGCCGCCGCTGACAGTGATAAGCGATCATTTACATACGATCGTCTGACAGCGGTACGCACGTCTTTCTTGTGAGCCATCCTAACCCTGCCCACCCAAATGAAAAGACTCCTTCAAGATCATAACGAAACCGGCCATCAGCCCGCCGGTAATAGCTCCGTTTTTCGCAGCCTTGACCTCGTTGGCGTTGACGCGCTCATCTATAGCAACCAGCGCCACGCTATGCGTTGTCTGCGTTTTGCGAATACCTTTCAGCTCGCCTTCGATACGTCCTAATGCTCGGTGGATTTCGTCACTCATCAGAATTTCATCCGGGGTTTATTTATATTTTGTTTTTCGTATTGTTCCTGACACAACAGGCAGCGTACCGCTGTGGGCAGTGCCGCCAGTCTTTCGTGGATATCCTCTTCGCAATCAAGGCAGACACGTACACCATCGATCAACAGTGGCCGGTGAGCATTATTAGCCTGATGCGCATCAATGGCCTGCTGGCGTTGGCGTTCTTCGAGTTCGCAGGCATTGTCGATAAGGTCAGCGCTCATCATTAACACCCGCATTATTGGCGTCGATGATCGCGGCGCAGTCATCGCCGAATTCCTTGCGCAAGCGCTCACGCTCAACCAGCCGCGCATAGGCGTCATCATCCAGGCAGGCAACCTCATCAGCGGCAACCGCAGGCAGCAACGATTCGACCGGCACCGGTAACAGCACCGGTTCGTGCCGCACATCGTTAGCGCAGCAGCTGCTAACCATTATTATCAAAATGGTCGCGGCGACCATCATCAAGCCGTGCTTGCGCATCGCGTTGCTCCTGTTTTTGTTTTCGTTTCAGCGCTGAACGTACCCGGCTGACGCGCCGCTGAGTGGTTGCTGTCGATTCAGCCGAATCGGCACGCTGCGCCTGGTCTTTTGCTTTTGCCTCGTTGCGATCAGCACGGTTGCGCTGGTGCAAACCGAACAACGACAGAATGAATGCCAGACCTATGAGTAATTTATTAACGAAGGTCATCATTAGAATACCGGCTTGGGTTGTTGTAATGCTCGCGGCGCCATTCGCGGCCGAGCCATACGGCCATGATTGCGGTGTAACCAATCGCGAATTCAGAAACAGACATGGCGGGAATACCGCCTACACCAGCGAAGGTGAACTTAATCATGAGCACCACAAATGCGATGATGACAAAAATCAACGTAGTGCTCTGTTTTTTCTGGGTGTCTTTAGTCGGCATGCGTCACCTCCAGAATAAACTGCTGCAGGTCGAACAGGCGCTGCATCCAGCCGCCGTAGAATTTTGTTTGTGAGGGCTTGCGTGTGACGATGGACAAGTAATACTTAGCGCGGAAACTTAAAAAACGACCGAGCATGTAACGGTTGTTATTGGCGCCCGCCGCCGCCAAAGTGGCAGGCCCCATAATGCCGTCATCAACCGACTTGATTGTTTGCTGCAGGAGTCTGATGGCGCGCGTCGGGCCGTGGTTAACCGCCGAACCGAAAACAGCAATCGCAAACTGCGGGGGCAATTTGTCACACTGGCAGTGCAGCCAGTAGTCGCGGTAGTAAATGTTTGAGGCTTCGTACTCTGTCAGGTTTTTAATGTCGAGCGTGGGGTAGGCGCGTTTCGATATGCCGAAATTAGTCTCACCGCCCCGGTCCAGAGGGTCGTTGACATAACCGCCTTCAGCGGCAAGTACAAATCTTAATGCTTCGTCGAAAGTATTCATGCCATGAATCATGGCGGATAGAGTGCGGGGGTAGTAGGGGGGAAATAATTCCCCCCTAAAGAGTTAGGAGGGAGGGTGCGGCTATGATCGGGGTATCAGGCTGTAATGTCAACCGGTGATAACGGCGGCAGTTTTCGTTCAGTTATTATCTTGTTGATCCGGCGCTTTACTATTTGCGCGCGGCTTGTATTTTGCCGTGCATGGCATTCGGTCAGCAGATGTTCTAGCATTGGCAGATCGTTATCCGATTGGATGGAGATCCGGCAGTCATCGACTGACGTGTTGAGCAGGCCGCTGATTCGTTGTTGTTGTTTATTGGTGATCATGATTTGAGGCATCCTATTGACAAGTTAACTTTCAACAAGCTCAAGTCTTGCGGCTCCACAAGTTAAGGCAAAAAACGCCTCTTTGCCATCATCACGTTTTACATACGCTTTATTTTCTTCAACTTTTGTTACCTCAAGAATATCGCCCATCTTGGCAAATCCAGGCGCACCCATACCAACAACCTTTACCTTATTTCCAATTTCAATACTTTCAAAGTCAATCATTTCAATACTCCGTACAAAGTTAACAAGTCAATTAAGTTCGCACAAAAAACGTGCCGGACTCGCAGCACAAAACGCTGCTCTCCGCTTATCTCCAGCGTTATGTGCTCTTATCATCAATGGCTATTTTTACTTTTCGCCATTTTCCGCACAAATCACAACGTTGATCCCTAATCCCTTTTTCTTCGCTGCGTGACATATTTGCCCACCAGTGCTTTTTTCCGTCCGCACATAACAAGTCCTTCGTGCGGGATTCGCTGCCGTTGGCAGCTTCTGTTGTATCCGCATTCACTGGCAACACCTCACTAAATTAAAAGTAATCATGGTTAATCGCTCACCCCACAGCTCAAACCGTTATGTGCTGGCAGGGTTTTCAGCCCGATACTCGGCAACCGTTTTCCCAAAGTGTTCTTCTGCGCACTGATCACACATCCAGACTTTGCAATAGAGACATTGATACATTTGTACAATGGCTCTTTTTCTGCCGCATACGCATGTAATAGTAGCCATGCGGCAGGTCACACCATCCGCTTCCTGTTTCACGGTCTCTTTAACTTGATTATAAACCACTATGGCCTTATCAAGCCATTCCTCTTTTCTATCGCTCATGCTTCTCTTCTACTGGCTGCACGTATTTTTTCCACTCGCTTAAAAACTTCGCTAGCATCATGCTCGTCATAGTCAAACTCATTAGCAAACGTCGAGAACGTTGAGCCTCTGCCATTATCCTGAAGCCATGCTTCGTAATCAGCAGCGAGTCGCAACGCTTTGCGCCTTGCACCTCGCTCCTCGGCTTCACGCCTGTCTTTTTCACGACAGGCCTTAATCATCTCTAGCTCGCCCTTAGTTAATGTCACCACTGTTTCGGCGTGGTGTTGTTTTTTGATAGTGCACATTATTCTTCGCCCCCGGTGGTATTGGTCGCTTCATACTCCTCACCACAAAACGGGCAGTAGGTGAAAAGCATGTTTTGCTGCTTGCTTTTTGCTTTTGAGCCGCCTTTTTTCAGAGGGTAAGTTGCTGTCATTTTGAATGGCATGCACCCTTTCGATTGCAGGTTGTTGCCAAAAATAAGGGCATAGCCCGTTAGCTGAACGTGGTGTTCAGTTGCCTCTGGTTCTTGCTCAATGAACCGGGCTTTTATTTTTTCTTCAATTTCACTTTTACATTCACACATAATTTTATTACTCCGTTTAATCAAACATATCCGCAGTCGGGCATTCCGGCTGCGGGTCTTCGTTCCAGATAATCTGGATCATGCGTGTAGTCAGGCCATACTCTTTGGCCAGTTCGGCTTTGGTGAGTCGGCCGCGTGCCGCGAGGATGTTCATGTTGCGCAGTTGCACCATGATCTTGTCGGGCTTGGGTAGGTCGAGGCGTTGTCCGGCGAGGTCGCTTTTAGCGAGTGCCATTATCGATTCGCGTTTCAGGATGTTGTCCAGGGCTGTATCTCTGGTGCCGGTTGTGGGCATGCGCGTAGGTCTGCCGCCACGGTGCTTGACCAGTTCGATGGTTTCGCCCAGGCCGATGATTTTAGTCAGCAGCCGCATTTGTGGCGGCAGTAGACTGGTGTCGAAAATATTCAAATCAGTCATCGCGTTTCACTCCTTTGCGATCGCACCAGCTCTTGAGCGCTTCGATGCAGTCATTCAGGCCGTGGCCGGTTGCCCATTCCAGCTTGCTGGTTTTCATGACGGTCCGGCACCATTTTTCCATACTCGCGTAACCGCGTTCGCGCACTTCGCCAGCGTCGGCCAGTGCGCACCAGAGCGCGGTGATTTTGCGGATTCGGGGAGTGCGCCAGTTGTCATTGCCAACCTTTGAACTGCGAGTGGGTACAAAGCCCTGTGTCTTCATATCGTCGAGCGCAGCCAGCAGCTGGGCGATGCTCATCGTTGATGCTGATGAGCGGCCCTTACTGTCAGTCTTTGCACCGTGCTGTTTTAACAGCGCGCGATAATCGTCTTCGCTCATGTGCAGCGCACCTTTGCCGACTTGCAATAATGTGTACAGTGGCTTTGGATTTTTATCGCGTGCTGTCATTATCAGGCTCCTATGTAGATTCCGTCGACACCGGCGGTTGCGCGTTTCGCTGAGCCATTACAGCTTTCACAGCGACGATTGCCGGCACCTGTTGAGAGGAAGTCTTTGTGGCAGTACAGGCAGGGCCGCATGGCTTCCCCTTTACCACCGTTCTTCGGGATCTCAACACCGGCCAGCGACAGATTGATTTCCGAACTGCGTTCGATAACGTCACGCTCGGTGCAACCGATCTTCTCGCTGATGTGCTGAACCGACCGGCCCTGTTCGGCCAGCATGATCAGACGGCGGGTGGTCAGCTTGCCCCACTTCATAGCGCTGCGATGTCCAGGGCAATAGGCGTGTACTCTTCGCTTTTACCGATGCGTTCATAAAAGCGAATGTACGACTTGGTACCGGCGACCTGCATTGAGTCGGTAATCGCCATCATCGCCTGCTGCCATTTCTCGTCTTTGATATCCAGGCGTTTCAGCCCGAGGATGCGGCCGGTTGAAATATTGCCCTGCTTATCGGTCTGGAATGCATCCTGTACCAGCACCTTGATTTCAGCGCGTGAGCCTTTCGCCCATACATGAATGCATTCATCGACCAGTGCCTTGGCTGCCTGCAGGCGCTCATCAAAATAGATGTGTTCAGCGTAGGTTCTAACGACCTTCAACCGGCCATCAAAACTGTACAGCGTGACGTTGCCTTTTTTCCCGCCCATCTTCGCGTCGTAGTTATCGGCGGAGTGCTGAATGAACTTTTCGATATCGTTCATCGCCTGGGTTTTAAACTCGGCCATCGGTGCCTGCACCGCCTTAGCGGATGCAACCAGGTCCTTGACCAGTTCATTGCGTTCCAGGTCGAGCGGGGATACCAGCTTTTTAGGCACCAGGCTACCGTCGCCTTTTTGCATGTAGCCACGTGGAATGGCTTCGGCTTCCATCGTCTCAGTGTTATTTTCAGTTACTGCGTTTTGGTTTGACATTATTGCTCTCCGTCAGAGTTGTGTTTTTTTCTTACTGTGGCGCTGAGGCCACCGGCTAGTTTTTTGAAATCGGCAGGCATCGAGGTGCTAACCTTTCGCTTGCTTTCTTCGGGTTGTGGAGCGACGTGCTGCTCCGGTTTATGAGTGACGTCGCGGTATGGTGTGCGCTTCTGTTGCTCGTGTTTCTTCTCGCTTTGAACCAAAGCTGTTTCCGCATTGTTGGCCAATATCGACAGCAGGTAGCCGTTGCCTTTTAGCGGCAGCTTTAACGTTGCAGGCGGGTTATCAACCAGGTGCTCCATGGCATGCGCGAACGTATCCGGCGGCACCACATAACCGGTACCGTTGCGCTGAACTTCAGCCGCCTTGATCATCGGCGCGAGCTGTTTGACAACGCGCAGCATCTTCGATGATCGCAACTTGCTGCTGCCTCTAAAAAGGCTCAGGTACGCCCACATGCTGCGATGAGTAACCGGTGGCAGCGATAGCATGATCTCAATCAGCAGCCGCCAGTCGTCATCATCGCGAGCGTGTAGCAAGTCGAACTCATGATTACAGCGCGGGCATGTAATAGTGATCGACATTAATGACCCACCACCATCCAGCGCACCTGGCACTCATAGAGCGCGGCAGCGTAGACACACAATCTGCCGCGCTCAGTTTGCATACGCCCGATCATGGCGCCCGGCAGTGTTTTGCAATTCATTGAGTTCGCGATCCAGACCACCGGCGTTCTGCGGTGCAGCTCGACGCTGATCACTTCAAAGCCCTGGTCTGATAAATGCTCGGCAGCCAGCTCGGCGTTTTTGCAGCGGGTGAATTTGCTAACGACATCAGAGTGGATGTTTTGAATACATGCGTTCATGCGGCCTTTACTCCTGTTTTAATGTTGTCGAGGCAGCGGTTGTAGCAGTTGATGAAACGCGCTCGTGTTGCCTCCTCGCTGACGGGTTCATCGAACAGATCGAGCGCGTCTTTGTTCACAGGTGGCAAGCCCCAATGTTCACCCTTGCTGTGAATCATGTGGTGTGATTCAACTGCTAGTGCGCACTGGTCAACAAGCTCTATGACTTGTTGCACGACTGGTGGTGGCCTACCGATACCGCAGGACGTTTCAATCGCGCGTTGCAGCCGTTCTTCAATAACGGTAATAGCATCGATCAATTCCGGCATGTACTTGAGCGGTGAAATAATGTCACCGGTGTACGCTTCATGCGCATCGTGCAACAGCATCCACAGCGACATCAGGTCGCCTGCACCAAACATCTGCCGGGCGTAGTCGACGCACAGCAGTGAGTGGTCGGCGACGCTCCAGGCTACGCGGCTGTGGCCGTTGTAGCGCGCCTGCTTTGATAGTGCGATTGCGATATCATCAATGCATATCGACGCGGGGTCTGGCTCAGATAAATCAACAAGCCAGCCTTTATGAGTTTCAACAAAATGATCCATTATTTTTTCCTCAGCTTGTCACGCGTATGCAGCTTGCGCGTGATGGTGTATTTGTGATGGTGCAGCGGTTGAATGTAACGGTCGCCTGCATGGCGTACACCGTGAAGGCGTTGCATCGCCCGCTCTTCCTGTTCTTCCAGTACTTCCGCCTGGGCTTCGTTCTCGGCGTTCACCGTTACTCACCTTTGGCGTAGCCGAGCAGTTTTTCACCCAGGGTGTGTATCAGCTTGGGCGTGATGGCGATGCCTTTGCGGATGCCGTAGTCATGCACGGCGGGTATCAGCGTGCGGGCAAGTACTCGGGCCGAGCCATCACAGACTTTATAAAACGCCTGATGCAGCTCTTCGGTCAGCTCAACCTTGTCGCCGATCGCGGCGTCAACAATCTTGCGTGAATCGGTGTAGTGGATCTGCTTGATCACCGGTGGCCAGAAGCCGACGCGGGAAGAGATCTGGCCGAAGCGGCCGCGCGGGTCGCGGATCAGTGGTCGAAGGTATTCGGTGCCGGATAACACCACACCAATTTCAGCCAGGTCGGAGATGCGGCGAACATACTCAAGCGTCTGTGTGGTGACTTTCTCGGCCTCGTCGAGAATCAGCAGGGTGTCGGTGCCTTTGAGCTTTCGGATTACAGCGTCGATCATGTCGGCCTTGGTGCCGCGTGAGAACTTGTGACTCTTGTGCACGATCGCGCCGCAGGCCTCCACGATGTCACGCAGCAATACCAGCGTGTTCATGTCGGGCGTGGCTTCGATCATGATTGCGTTGGGATGTGATGCTATGTAGTTTTTTAATGCCCACGTTTTGCCGGTGCCGACGTAACAGCTGACTACGCCGAAGTTGCGGTAGATGTGCGCACGATGGCAGGCTGCATTAACCGCAACTGAAACCGAGGTCTCGACAAAAGGGTTGTTGCCCAGGGTTTCGCGGGTGCGCATTTCTTCGCGTGTGATGATGTCAATTACTTTTTCGATATGCCTGCCCGGAGGGCTTGGGTACTTGCCCTGCAGTATCGTGTTGAGAGTAGTCGGTTTAACGTCGGCGGATTTGCTCAGCTTTGTTTGTGAGCGCTGATTTTCATAGCCGGGTTCATGCAGCTGTCCATCATTCAGCCAGGTTATTATCCGGGCGACGTCTTTTTTATTTTGCTCGTTATAAACGTCTTTCCAGGTCGTAGGGACTTCGACAGCACTTCTTGTATGTTTTATTGTTGTATTGTTCACGTACACTCTCCTTTATTATTAATAATCGATATCGAAGATATCGATATCGTCACACTGGTCTGCCGGTTCGGTGGTCACGCCATCAAGCTCAATCAGTTTCGATTCAGCGTCGATGGCCTTAGGCCGTCCGTCATCCAATATCTCGTTTGCGAGTTCGGCGTGGTTGATGTTGCCCCGTGACCGCTCGCGTTTTTCCTCTATATGTTTTTCTAAGCGTTTAACCTGTCCCTTCACTCTGCGCTGTTGCATCTCCTCGATACGGCTGGCAGGTAGGTAGTCAATCTTGTTGGTGAGTTCCGGCTCGCAAATCTTTCGACCGTCTTCGGTGTAGGCGAATATTTTTTTGTCATCAAACAGGTCGTATTCAATAACCAGTTCCCGTCGGTTGAAGGGTTGCAGTTCCGCGTGCCGGTATTGACGGTTGTGCACGTTCAGGCTGCCACGTACCACTGTGCGTTTAGTCTGGCAGCGCATAACCGCCGCAGCAGGCATGTGCAGCGGTGAACGTTCAAGCAGCGCCCACATTTCTGCGGGGGTCTTGCCGTCGAGGCCACCGTGCGGCCGGTTGTGATAACCCTCGATCCACTTCATCAGTTCCGTTAAATAGTCACGTACATCGGGCAGCGGTTTTTTACCCTGGCGCGCATTTTTCAAAACGCGTTGAATGGCTTCATCGGCCATGTCGTCGCCGCAGTAACTCGGCCAGCGTTTATCAAAACCATCACGCAGCGTGCGAAAGAAACGCTCGACCTGTCCCTTGCCTTTTGAGTTGCCGGGCAGAGCGAAAATGGTGCTGATGTCGAAGCGCTGGTAGAAGCCGACCGATTCATCGTTCATCATCTGGCTTTTAAAACCCGAGCCGTTGTCGATGTGTAGGCAGGCCGGTACGTGGTCGTGATCGACCATGGCTTTGCTCAGCGACAGCAGGGTGCTGATTGAACTCTCGGCCTCAGTCAGTGACACCCCGGCAATGTAACGACTACCGATGTCGATCCAGAGCGTCAGCTCGGGTCGCCACGGCTTGCCGGTGCGTGGGTGTGAAAGGTAAACGTCGATGGTGTGACCGTCGCCCTGGTAGGTGTGCCCGACGGGGATCACGCTCGTGTCACGTCGACGCGAGGGCATTTGAGTGTCGCGGTAAAACTTACTGCCAATACGTTTTCTATTGGCGATATCATCAGGCAGTGTTTTTAGGTAACGGCGCACACGTGATTCGTTAACGCCGTCGAAGCCCTCCTCCTGCAGCAGCACCGCGATGGCCGCTGCTGCTAACTTGCTGGGTTGCTGATGCCAGTACAGCGCCCGTGCTTCCCAGCCGTAGTCCAGCCGTTGCCGACCTTTAGTTTCTGAGACCAGACCGGGCAGACCCTTTTTTTCGTAGTCTGAAAACCATCTATAGAGTGTCGCCTTGCTTGGGGGCTTGCTATTACGCCCCAGGGTATCAGCCAGCTCCATCAGCCAGGGCTCGCAGTTGGCTGATTGCAATTGCGCAAGCAAAACCCTGATGGCCTTCGCTTTGGTGAAGCCGCGCTCACAAAGATCGAGAACCGGTGTGATAAAACGACGGCGACTGTCAGCCAGCTCGCGTTTTTGAATGGGAAGTTTTTGCCATTCCGCTTTCGCGACAACTAACTCATTACCCGTATTAATGTCCACCACTTTGGCAGCTTTCACGATTAACTGCCCTTGGCTTTGTTAGGCCGGCCGCGTCCGCGTGGCTTCTCCCGCTCGCGCTTGTCTGCGCGCAACTGTGCATCGGCTTTTGCCAGTTGCAGTAGCGCCTCGCGATCCTTGGCGGCATAGGCCGCTTCCTCGGCGGTATACATCGCCACAGAGTCGGTCAGCGTGCCAGTGACAATCTCGCCGAACTGTTCCTGTAGCTCGGTCAGTAGCACCATGCCACGTGCTATCGCGCCGTTAAGGTTGTGATACAGACTGATTTGCGCAATCTGCAAATCCCGCTTTGCCCGCTTGTCTGTTTTAATGAGCACTGCCTGATCTTGCAGGTGCTGATAGAGCTGCTCCATACTGTCAACGCGAAACTCAATCTCACTGGACAATGCCGTGGATTCATCGCGTATCATCATCACGTAATCAGGAAAACGCCCAGCATGCTTATTCGCTAGCTGGTGCTTGAGCGCCAGCGCCTCTTCAGTTAGCGCCAGGTTGTCTTGCGATAGCCTGTCGATTTTTTTCTGCGCATCGATCATGCCGTCGGCGTTTGTCTTGAGCAGGTGTTCCATTTCGCGCACTGTGGCATCGCGGGCGTCATCAATAGTTATACCATTTATCCGATCACCTTCTAAAAAGGCGTCAACCTCATCAGTGGGCCATGGCACGAGTAGGTAAATTTTAGAGGCGTCCAAATTTATCAGCGCTGATAAATTTGAAGGCTTGATGCGTAATGCCAGCTCCAGCGTGTTGACAGCACGGTACGCGTCGCCCGGTTTAATGTTGAAATTCGCCAACGCTGGCCCATATTCCCCGTGGCGCATCTCTTCTTTTAACCCAGCAAGCGCCAACCCTTTATACAAAGCGCCGATCACTTGCAGGTGCTGACCTTTCGCGGCCTCGGTTAATCGGTCTGTCGGGTTTAATTTGCGAAGCTCGGCGACAGGTAATAATCCAATATTGTTCATCAGATCGGTGAATTGCTTGGGGAGCTTTGCGGGTAGCTGTTTAGTCATTAATGAAGTCCTCTTCAGATACTGATAGATGATTGATTCGTTGAATTGCCCACTCCATTTGCTGGACAAGATGTTTTAAGTCCCTGTTGTGTTTTTTGAGATCGCGTCGGCACTGGAACGGGTAAAGTTGGCGGTTGACCTGATACCCGAGGCTGACGTCGTACATGCCGTTCCTACCAAGGAGGTACGAGTCTAAGTAGACGGCGGTCTCGATCACCGCCAATGCTTGTTTCCTTAATTTTGTTTTTGCTCGCATCACACCACCTTCGCGGGCAAATCGTCCAACGCTGGACGATTTGAGTCAGGTTGGGCGACCTTGCTCCGGGCTTGTCTCGGTGCCTGGTTATATTTACCGCACGGCCAGAGCTGGTTCAGGGTGAGGCCGGTCATTGCAGCGGTGGTAGAGGCGACGTTGTACGAGGTAATGATGTCGTACAGGGTCTGGTAGACGGTGGCTGGTTCGACCCCGGCTTGTCTTGCGATATCGCGCTGGGTGATTTTGAGCAGCGCCAGCGCATAGAGCCGGTCTGCCGGGATCGTGCCTGGTTGGCTAAACACCAGTGCCAGCCGCTGGTTGATTGTGGTATCTTGCATGTCGTACCTTCCTTTATGAGTGTCTTGGGGTGATTATGGTAGCGAAAACACTACCTGTCAATATAAATGAGTAGCGAAAACGATATTTTTTTTAGATTCAAGAAAGAGCGTCAACGGCTCAAATTAAGTCATGCCCGCGTCGCAGAGATCTGCAATGTTGCGAAGACGTCTGTTATTGCGTGGGAGAGAGGAACAAAGATTCCATCTGATGCGCTGGTCGCCTTAATGAAGGACGCAGAAAAGTTCGATGTGTTTTATGTGCTGGCAGGCCGCTATAAAGACGCACCACAACCGATCATGCTTGAACCTGACGAGGTAGTCCTAATCGACGGCTACCGATCATTGAATGATGAGGATCAACAATGGTTCCGGTTAATGATTGATGCAAAGGTTAATCAGTCAGCTGCCAAAGGTACCAACAAAACACTGAAGAAAGGAGAAGAACAAAATGAGCAGGAAGTGGACAGATGAGGATGATCGATTAAGGAAGGCAGCTATGGATGCAAAGTGGAATGATTTTCGGCGCACCGCTGAATTTCGCCCCTACGCACAGATGCAGTCAGTAGGTGACAATAGAGATCATCCAGAATGTACGGCACTCGATGGCATCATTGTGCGGCTGGACAACCCCTGGTTAAGTGCTCACTGGCCGCCGCACCGCAAACAATGCCGCTGCACTGTCAGAACGCTGAATGATAGGCAGTTGCAAAGGGATGGTCTGGCAGTAACGCCAGACGCAGTGTTGCCATAGTAAAACAAACCCAACCACAGCTCAGTAGGGTGTAATAAGCGCAGCGCATTACGCCGAATGGAAAGCATTTAGAGTAAACTACATGCGGCGCAATGCCTTATGGTTATTGCGCCCTACGGCGAAACAGCTGCGAAGCTGGCCGGGTTGAATCTGTGGGGACAGGCTGCACCGATCCCACCGTGGGTGTGGCGGAAATTACATTAATTAATAAGGAGAATGGAATGAAAAGTTTAATCGTCATATTGGTATTACTGACTTCAAGCGTTGCTTATGCAATGACCTTTGATGAATTAGAAGAATCATACGTCACCCAGGCTACGGCGTTCATTCAGGAATACCCGTTAATAGACGACGATGTTGACGAGCTGGGGCTGGTTGACCTATGGCAACGTATTAAAGGGTTGCATAATCTAATCAATATCTGGGATTCAAATCGAGCGGCCTACGAAAGGCCTGGCGCCGATCAGCTTCGATCATGGTACATCCATGAACGCATTGATTCGCATCGAAGTGCGGCTATGTTCAATGGGCCAGATGATCAGACCGCAGCCTTAGCTGAGCTGATTCGTTTACATGCCAGCTTTGCCGGCATGTATATGAGCGGTAATATTAAATATGGCCCATATGCCGAAGTGGCCAGCTATGCGGAAAGTGCCGGCAGACAACTTGCCGAACAGGTCGAGAAGAAATACGGAAATGGAAAAAAGATATTAAAGCCAGAAGAAGAGATTACCTGGTAAATTTAACAACCACAAAACAGCCCCTGTGTGCCCTTGTAAGCGATTAAAGCCATACCCGCACGACTTATAGAGCAATAACGGCTTACAATTGATTTTGAATGGTTTTTGAATCGGGTCAGGGGCGGCTTTGCAGGCTCAGTTCTGCCTCTGTGCCGTAGGTTCGGTATTATCGCTCGAAAATTATCTGTTGAGTTTCAATTCGCTTTGCTCTAATCTGCATTTACCGGACCTGAAAAAGCCGGGGGGAAATATTTCCCTCCTCTTCAATTTATGCTGTGCACTCCAAAATGCGCAGCATGAACTCAAAAAACAAAAAGACCAAACCCCGCTCTGTTAGAGCCGCCGTTAAGTCGGTGCTCGACTTTAAAGGCTTTGACGATTTCGTCGAGCTTTTTAAAGCTGGTGAGCAGACTGATTCCCTGGGACAAACTCAAAACTTCACAACCGATGATCTGGACGAGATGGTGAGCAACCATGAATCGTTCCCGATTGTTATTGGCCACCCTAAGGTTGATGCCCCCGCTTATGGCTGGTCGTCAGAATTAAAGCGTGAAGGTGATTCACTGTTCGGCAAGTTCAGCGATGTTGAATCGCAGTTCGCCGATATGGTTGAAAACAAGCGTTTCCCAAATCGATCTGTGCGCATCCGCCAAACCAGCGACGGCTTCAAAGTCGGCCACGTTGGTTTTCTCGGTGCAGTGCCCCCTGCCATTCCGGGCCTCAAAGCCATGGAGTTCTCCGGTTACGACACCGGCATGGAATTTGAGTTTTCCGGTTACACCGAAACCGTGCTGGCACGAATGATGCGCCGGACGCGTGAATTCATCATTGATAAATTTGATGTCGAAACCGCCGACAAGGTGATGCCCGAGTACGAACTTGAAGCGCTGACCGAGGAGGCCATGCGCGAACGTGACGAAGAAAGCAAAAACCCCGAT